ACTGGCATAGGTTGTGGTTGTTTAAATACTGGGCGTGGCATTCTACCGCCGCCACCACCTCTACCGCCGCCACCACCAGCTAATCTTAAATTTGCAGCATCTATGCTAGGCACACCTGTGGGTGATGGTAGGTTTAAATTTGCATAGGGGTCATAGAACCCTTGTTGCGTATCAACATCACCGCCAGCATCGTATCCTTGTATATTACGAAACATATCTAATCCTGTATTTAAACCTGAATATTTTTTATATTCTTCTGAAAGTTCACTGTATTGATTAATATTACCCTCATTTAATGCAGATTCCATAGCCATTTCTAAACTTTTTTTAGCTGTGTCTATATTTTGTCTGCCCTGTGATGGTTCATCATTATTGCTTTGTGACCTTAATTTCAAAAGAGTAGACGCTTGTTTATAAGTATCATTATCTATTGTGCCATTCATCCTAGCTTGCTCTAACATTTTCATACCATTTACAGGATCTCCTGTATAATTTTCTATAAGAGAAAGATATTCTCTTTTCTTATTACCGGGCATTAGATCAAGAATTGTCTCTCCAAAAGGCATTCTTTCAACACCACTTTGAATGAGATTAGTTATTCCACCAACAGCATCTCCAATTGGCTTACCAATAAAAGGTAATTGTTTAGCTATTTGATAACCAGTAATAGGATCTATTGCCATAACTTATCCTTGTGATGGTGTTGCTTGTCCAGCAAACGCTTCCATCATATTATACATTAAGTTAGTACCACGCTCTCTATCCTCATCTAACGATGGAATCAAAGTCATGATACCGCCTTCGCCAGCTTGCATCTCATATTTGCCAGCACCTCTAACAGCTTGTCCTGTCATGACAAACTCACCATCAGAAAGCATCGCTGGTATTTCATCACTGGTTTCAGTACCTTCGCCATTGATAACGCCATTCATTCTATTGAAATCTTCCATAGCGACATTGCCACCTTCAGCATATGCCATTGGCATCATTGGTCTGCCACCCATATTATAATTCATTGGCATCATTTCACCACCCATGTTGTAGCCCATTGGCATGACTTGACCGCCCATATTGAAACCCATTTGGTCAACAACTTGAGGTGCTACTTCAGCAAGTGCTGCTAAACCTTTGTTTGGATAGGCTCCACCACCGCCAGCATAATTCATTACTTCACCGCCATATCTGGCTTGCATTGGTCTGCCACCACTTAACTCAGGCAAAGTACCAGCTGGTAATAAACCAAATTCAGTAGGATTAGGTGCTTGTTGACCCATCCTTCTAGCAATCTCAGCTTCTATGTTGTATCTGCCTGTCGCATCCATACTGGTCAATGGTGTCATCTGCACACCTTTATCTTTTTTGGTTTCATCATAGGCTAGTTTGCCTAATGTTCCAGCCAAAGCGCCAGCTCCAGCTAGACCAGCTAAACCGCCTAGACCGCCAGTACCACCGCCACCTAGCCCACCTAAAAGTTTATCTAAAAATGATTGTTGCGCTGTTCCTTGTTGTGTTCCTGTTTGTGGTTGTCCTTGCTGTGTTCCTGTTTGTGGTTGTCCTGACATGCCTCCAGCCATCTTAGCAATCATTTGATCGTAATCCATTACATTTGATGGGTTTGGAACACCCATGTTTGGAACACCCATGTTAGCCATTTGATCTGGTGTCATTCCACCTGTCAGTGTAGCCATGGCATTGTTAGCTAATGAAGGATCTAATTTTAATGCTTTTTGATAATCCATCATGGCATCTGCTGGTGTGCTTACTGTATCACCTAATGCTATTGCTCTATCCATATCTGACATTCCCATATTTGAATATGATGAATTATCACCTGACATGTTTGCATTACTTAACAAACTAGGTATGCCTCTAATAGCATCAATAGGATTCATAACAGCATTGCCAATGCCTGACAATGTTTTGCCACCAAGACTGCCTAAGCCACTTAAAAAACTACCATCACCAGCAGCTTTAATGCCAGCTATGTTATCAGTTAATTTACCACCTACAGCTAATGGTCCAAAGACTGACGCTAATGCTAATGGGTTTGCATCTCCTCTCACTACATCTCTGACAGTAGCTGCTTTTGAAATGAGAGCTGCTGGAGCCATCCAAGGACCGGGTATGAATTGAGCTACTTTAGCTATTGGGGTGACAACTTTTTTAAGGAATTTACCTATTTTCTTGAAAATACCATATTCACCCATACCTGTTTGAGCATTTAAGCTAGGTAAGCCACCAACAGTAGCTGCTTCTGGGGGAATACCAAATTGATTAAATTTTTTCTCTAAGACAGATTCAAATTCTGGATCTTCCAAAAATTCACTGGGTACAATTACTTCGCCCGGTTCTACATGTGCTAATTCAGTATCAGAGCCAGTTCCAAAACTGGCAAGTTGTTGTGCTTGTTCAAAGTAAGGCGCTTCACCTTGTTTTGATAATTGTTTAATCTGTGCCAGTGCCATTTCTCTTTCTTCAGCAGTAAATGGCGCACCACTTTCAGCTTCAGCTTGTTGCAAGAGTTGCATTTCTTCGTTTGAGACAGCTCCAGAAGGACTAGCCTGTTGAAACATATTCATTTCTTGATTAGAAATAGCACCTTTGGTTTGACCTAACATGTCCATGGCATTAGTTGCAGACATTTGATTGAGATCAGACATTCCTTGGTTTGAAATAGAGCCTGTCATTGGGTCAACATTCATTCCTGTAAATCCAGCTATTCTTCTTTGTAATTCTTCGCTTATTGCCATATTAAGTTATCGTTACTGTAACGCTCCCTATTGCTGTGGTGACACCCAAACCAGATGGGTAAGTTTGATGTTCATACAAATTCCTCAATACTGTACCATCAAACCCTTGATGAATCTCATTCGAGGTATTAAATATAATACTTCCAGTTGCAAACTGCAATTGAGAAATTTCAGTTGCATTAAAACTAGGTGTTTTGTCTGGATCAATCGCACTTAAATTTATCTCAAGTATTCTGACCAAACGATTGAACAACTCAGGCGTAAGTTCAATGCCTTGGGCTAGTGGTAATCTAGTTTGTAGCAATTTGCTCATAGTTAGCGTCTACCACTGCCAGTAATATCCATTCTAGTTGCACCTAAACGCCATTTGTAATTCTTACGATCACCTACGTTGTTATCATCATCACTTTCAAATCTAAGCACAAACTGTCTGCCTCTTGCGCGCACAAAACTTTGTGTAGTAGCAGCTGTTATTTGTGAAGTTGAGTTAGTGCTAAGTGATGAGCCATTAAAATCACGTTGTTTCAAAACAATATTGACAGCACCAGTTTGGCTAGTATTTAACTCATTAATAAATTTTATGTCTGGAATGATGCGTTTAATGAAAGCTAAGTTATCGCCTTCACCAAAATCAAAGTCAGCAGATTCAATAAACACATTATCCATAGGCTCACTGTCTGCGTTAAAGCCAGACTCATGGTCATACAAATAATAAACATCACCATCAATACCTGTCGCTTGTGGTCTGTTCTGGACACCAGTGTCTAGCCAAGCATAACGTATCAAAGAACCAATACTCCAAAGGTTTTCTTCATAGTTATAGATAGCGTATCTGGATATTTCCTTGGTTCCATCTGTTAAAGATGGGTAAAAGAACCACACCTCACTAAACTCACTGTTAAGTGCAGTGTGACATTTAAAGGCTTGTCCTAAATCTAAATCTTCAAAAACATATTCTTGTACGCTAGATTCTAATTTTTGCACAGCACCATTATAAAAATAGAAACCAGTTTTAGACATAAAAAATACGCCTTTAGCAGAATTGACAGCTGCCTTGGGTCCAATCAATCCAGCACCTTCGTTTATCAAATTAACTGAAAAAGTCAGTGGTGGACCTATAAAATTCATAGTATAAATTGAGTTGTCTGTCCAAATTAAAATTTCTTGCCTAGCTTTCAAGCCACCAACTATCTGCGAGCCACTGGATAAACGTAAAGATCCCGCTGTATTTGTTTTTAATGGTTCCCATTGTGTTGGTGTTTCTTGATCAGAAAAAGCAATTAGCATTGGGTCAACACTTCCTGTCCTAGATCCAGATGATATTGGGTCTGCGCCCAATACAATCAAATGTCTATCAGTTTCTGAAGTAATTACCTGTAGACCTACTGTTGGAGCAAGATTTGCACCTGTCAAAGCACTTAATGCCACTGCCCTTGTATTCAAATTATTATCTTCTGTCCAATAAAAAATACCGCCACCACGAATATTTATAGCCAAATCTTCACCAAAGTTGTCGTGTGTCCAGATTCTAAGTTGATTAGATGCACTTAATGCACTAGATGAACCAAATGTTCCAGCACCCCAACTGCTGACACCCCAGCCAGTGCCTTCCACATAATCATCCAAACCAACATTAACTTGATATACGCCATCCACACCACTACCACCATTGCCACTGTCTGATGAATTCGCTGTAATTGTAGCGCCAGAAGTGTCTTTCGCTACAAAAGTATAGGTATCAACTGAAGGCACACTGGCTATTTGATATTCTTGGTTTAAAACCGCAGCTGTGACTACACCACCTAAACTAGCAGCGCCAGCAATAGTGACAAAATCATTGGTAACTGCACCATGGTCATCATCAGTAGCTGTAATAACAGAAGAACCATTAGAGGCAGCAAACACAATACCATTGGTGGTGGTGCTTCTTATAGGCGTTATATCATTAAAAGATGAACCAGATTCAATATAATATTTAAGTGTTGTGCCTACACCTAGGTAGCGTGTACCAGCTAGTGAAATCCATTGATGTAAAGCTCTAGCTTTACCTAGAATACTGCTGGTGCTTGATTTTACCCAACCGCCAATTTTTTCAACGCGGTTCTTTCTAAATCTGACAAGGTTAGAATCTACCCAACCACCCTCATTTGAGTAGTCTGTCTCTTCCTTGTTTACTCCAGCTTTGAAATTAAATTTAGCCAAACTCATTAGTAAACTCTCTCATTTTGTTAAAGTTTATTAGAGACTAGGCTAATCTAATAATGGCTCCAGTTGCTGTGGCGCTTGGGAACACAACTGTAAAATCTCCCGCTGTACTTGTTTTATTCCCGCCAAAGTCAATTGCACAAAGAGCTTTATTGCCATTGGTTGAGTTATAAATTAGACAGCCTCTTGCAGTTACTGTAGCTGTTGAGAAAACTTCATCTGCAAAATCACACACAGCTGTAGTTCCACTAAGAACTGGGGTTACATTTGCAAGTGCTTGACCAGCAGCACTGTAGTTAGTGCCTGATGATTCACCAGTAGTCACATAGACAGTTGTGCCAGCTCCAAGAGTTGCTGAGGAAGTGTAGAGCGCGAGCTTAATGCTATCCGCCCCATTGGTGAGATTATGAGCCTCTACCAGCACTTCTTGTTTAAATGAGTTTGCTATAGCCGAGGTGATCGCAATGTTCCTTCTCCTTACTTTAGTTGTTTAATAATATCTGCCATGTCTTTATGCCCTTGGCTATCTAATAAACCGCGTATTGTAACCCGGTCAGAGCCTATTGCATTCTTCATTGACATTAATATTACCTGATAAACAACCTTTTGGAAAGCATGAGCTTGTTGGCGAACATGCTCAGGTGCATTTTCACTTATATCGCATATCTTTTCAGTAGCTCTTTCTGCCCAAAATTCAGGTGAATGACCACAATTATCAGTGGTAGACACCATCACTTTACCTAGTTGTATAAAACTTTCTGACATCTTATCCTTTATACGGTTCTGGAGGTAATTCTTCTTTATACATTTCTAAATTATGTTTTTTTAATTCAGCGTCAATCTCACCAATAGGCTTGATAATCCATTTGCCATCATGTGGAACTGCAACTAATGGTTTGTCTAATCGGTGATAACCATAAAGCCTTTCTGCTGGGGGTACATCTGCGTCTAATACAGTTGACCTAGGTGATACACCAACTGTAATACCATTTTCCATCATTTTACAAAGCCAAAATTCTACACAAGCTCTACCAGCTTCAGCAAAATGCAAGTCATTTCTGTAGGAAAAATCAATGCCAAATAAATCAATCGCATCTAATTTATTGTAATACGCAAAACCAAGCGCGTAAGCGACAGTGTTATTAAAGTATGAGCATTTTGCGTAATCGCAAACTTCTTGTAGTGGATATTCAACAGCAGCTGGTACTCTCTCATCCAGCTCACATGTGTATATAGGTATTTTTAATTCTGGCAGAATTTTTCTTAATACTGATGTCTGCTTGCCCGCATCTTCTGAATCGAAGAACCTACTAGCGGGGTCCATCATAAACATTCTGTCACAATCAAATGCTCTTACGACTGAATTGATACCCCAGACTTCATCCCATTCTTTTCCATTTTCCAAGCCTATGCAAAAATCAATTTGCGATATGCCTAGACCCAGTAGTGCAACTCTCTTGCCTTCCAAAGATTTTATTGGTTCCATTTTTTGTCCTATCTATTTTATGTCACTTGTTGTCGTAAACTATCATAGCGATATTCATCGCGGGTGTCACGCCCTTCTGATAAATTCTTCATCCTTCCAACAGCTTCTTTAAATCTCATTTCAAACATAGCAATTGTTTGTTCAGATTCTTTTAAAAACACAGCGCCTTCAACTAAACAGCCATACAATAAAGCATCAGGATAATCTTCAGCTAATACGCTTGTGCCACTATCAGCACCAGAAGTTAAACTTGCTGGTTTATATAAGTAATGCAATTCGACAGTGTAAGCTGCATCTGGAATGGGAGCTAATGTAAAACTGTCTTTACTAAAAACCGCATAATATTTTGGTTTGCCAGTAACAGTCGTTGTTGGTGAATATTCTTTCAAGAAACTAGCATGTTTCATATCTAAAAAATCATAAGTGCTACTACTTACAATTGCCAAACTCATTGGTGCTAAAAAATCAGTAGGGCAAGCAAGAAAACGACTATTAATAGCTGTTTCACCTTGCACATTTTTTCTTTGCTCAGGCAATTGCACCAATTTTAATATTCTATCCTCTGATTCTTTGATAAATCGTGGCAGATTATTAGTAAAAGTAGTTTCAGATGATTCTAGATAATCACCTATTGCTGTTTTTAAAGTGGCTAGTGTAAAACTCATGTTGTTATTGTGACCTCACCAACACTCATGGTCAAGCCAAAAGTAGTTAGTTGTTGTCCAAGCAAGCCTGTACCAACATTTGTATAAACACCAAAAAAATTATTGTCGTCTGAAGTGTCCAGCCTAGCATTTTTTAATGTTTGTTCTTCAATAGGTGCAGCTTTTGGGCTTAGTTGCGGATGTTTTGGGTCAAACATGTCAGGTCCAACCATTAAACCGTTCCAAGTTTTTTTCATATCTTTTAAATTATAACGAAAACCACTGACATCGCAGATACCATAAGCAGATTTATTGGAATAAGACATTACGGATTATTATAACTTCTTAAATCTGGCGCAATTCTAAATGAGGCTCGTTCTTCATCTTGTTCAGCAGCTCTTGCAAATTCTTCTTCATACAATTGTTTGAGCATCCCAGTTCTTTCTGGTGCTTTTTTCAATGATATGTAATACGCCAAACCAGCTACTAAACAAGGATAAAAACGATAAGGCATTTCCATTGTATTACTGCCTAAATCAGCATCATCCATTCTGGTAAGGACGTTCATTACTAAAGTATAAGTTGAACTTTTATCTGGTGCTGGATAAACACTTATCGTTGGTGACAATTGCTTATCTACAGTAAATTGGTTTGGTCGTGATGTGGTGCTTTTATTAGGTAAAGATGAATATTGTGATCTTGATATTCTGGTCATTGGCAAATCAGTATTTTCACTATTCACTGTTTCGCGTATAAATGCATCTAACACATCAATGGGTGCTGTCGCATTTGTTGAATCTATGTTGTAAGTAGCTGTTCCTTGCACCATAGCAACCGTCTTTTGAGCTACAGTCCATTGATTCAAGCCACGATTTGCCCATTCTGCGAGCATTAGATTCAAACTTCTCATCGCTGATCGGAGATCGTAGCCTGTACGAAGTTCAATTCCGCATCTTTCGTAGCTTTCTTCTATAAACTCACCAACATCTGGTTCAAAGTTTTTGCTATTTGAGGTAGCCATGTATCACCATTTTTTGCAAGACCAGTATCTTGCTGAAAATTTATCTTTAGCAGTATCGCATTTATGTCTTGCTCTAAAAGATTTACGTCTAGCTGGCTGATCTTTTTTAATAGTCATATTGGGATCGCCAAATCTAACCAATTTAATTTGATCGCCTTTTTTTGCTAATACAGCAAATTTTTTGCTTTTAGTTTTATCCCTCTTAGGTTTATTGTAACCAGCAAAAGACTCCCCACGATAGGTAATCCTACCGCTGGGAGTTCTTGTTACGCTGTCAGTTGATGCCATTATGCATGAAACACAGTTGCGGTTAGGAATGTTGATACAGTGTACTGGATATATATTCCATCACTAAAAACAACGCCATCGTCTGGTATAGTCACATCTCTAGTTGCGTCAGCATCTGATACTGAGCTTAATTTTAAAACACTTGTTCCACTTGGAGAAGTAGTTAAAAAATCAGCAGTACCAGCAGTCGCTGTGCTTGTTAGAAATACACCTTTTAACCTTGATCTACCAGCAAAAACAACATCAGCAGCTGATGCATTTACACCAGCACTGACATTACCAGCTGGATTACCTACTGCTGATATGCCAGATATAGTTAAAAAATAACTTGTTCCAGTAGCAGTTCCAGCATTAGCACCTGTAATGGACTCCGTTTGAGAATCTCCATTCACATCTGTTCCTGTGACTGTAAACGATTTAGCTGCATCATTCCCAGCAGAAAGAATAGTCACTATTCTTCCATGGCTAAGTGCAACTGCTCCGCCAGAAGCTAACGCACCACCTATAGTAAGTGCTGCGTTATTACCGACTGAAGCGGCTACTGAGATTCCATCAGCATCTAAGGCTACTGTGTCTGCGGTAATTGTTACCGCTAGAACGTCTGATCTAGCTCCCATAAGTTACCCCTAGATAATTCCAGTGAGATTAATCAATGAATAATCAGTAGTTACGTTAACTATCATAACTGTACCAATTACCTGAATCACATCACCAGCGGCTGGTCCAACTGCTCCAGCTGCACCTAAAGGAACTGCATGGTTACCAACAACAAGTGTTCCTGAAGTTAATACAGTAGCTGGTCCTGAAACTGAAAACCAACCATAAGCACTTGCTGCCATATCGACAACAGTTACACCTAGTGTAGCACCTGTGGTTGTAGCGGCTTGAACAATTTGCGCACTACGAGGATCAGGAATTAATGTAATTCTTGAACTGGTCGTTATTGCAGTTGCTAAATCA